CCTATTCTCTTACAGGAGACAACAAGCAATTCAATGTACTCAACTGGTTTACATGGTACAGAGGGAAACTTGTGTTTGTCACACTTGCAGAAGACCGTGGAAAGGTTATCCGGTATGAGATCCTAAGTCATAGACGCACTATCCCTGTTATTGATAGGTACTTATTCCCTATCAGTCATCAACTACAAGGTGTATCAATACCAGACCTTACTGAAGACAAGCAGAGAGGACGCTCAGTGTTACAAAATTATGCCTTGAAGGTAGCAAAACAGGGCGTAATCCCTAGGTATATTTACGATAGCAACAAGATAAAAAACAAAAAAGATCGAGCCGCAAGGGCTCGCCCAATCCAGCCAAAAGCAAGCCCAAAACTCCAGCCCCGAGCTCAGCTCCAAGCAAGCACTTTAGCTCTGTTATTCCAACTGAGCTATTGACCAAGATAGAAAATGCCTGCCGAGCTAGCTCAGAGGCTCAAAATGGGACGATCTCGAGGTGGAACCCATACCAGTGGGTCCAGCACTGTTCGAATCAAAATTCGCATCCTGAGGCCGTTCTGTACTGTCTCGAGTCTCACATCAAATATCACAAGTCTCAGGACATCAAGAATCCCTGGTCCTATTGCAACACGATTATGAAAACCAAGGGGCAGATGTACAACGAGTCCAAATACATCAAAGAGGCCCAGGCCTTCGCTAAGGAAATGGCTGCCGCCGGCGGGTCTATTGCCAGGCTGAGAGAGCTGGCGGAAGGGATAGGCGAATGAGGCACCAGGTTATTTGCCAACTATTCAGCTCGCCGGCCGAGGCGGTTGGTGGGCCATGGAAGAAAATCCACATAACTGACACAGAGGAGGAACAAATGCCAGAGATTAAAGTATCAGAGGGTTTCATGGAAAAGATGAGAAGGATCGGCAAGCCCCAAGGCATGGATGGGGCAACATGGGCTCGCAAACAGCTTGAGATCGCAGCTGAAGCGGAAATTAGTAGGCGGCCAGGGGTCACATCGCCGGCAGAGATCACGCGTAAGTACCTGTCCAGCTGTGCGGCCATTGAGGCGGTCGACGCCATCTGGAATGCCTTATCGACGCACGAGGTGCGCCAGATCATGGCCCTCCTGCAGGCCAGGCTCGAGAAGGAGGGTGAGTTGAGGTCATGCCAGAACACCTGGGTAGACGAGCTGCTGCGCTCTACCGGGCTGGATCCGGAAGACGTCCTGACCAGGGCAACCAACAACGGCCGGCTGAACCAGATATGGAAAACAATCGGGGATCACGGCGCCCAGATCGCATCCACAAACAGGACCGTCGCGGACCTGGAGCTCAAGGTCGACGACGTCATGCAGCTCATTGCCAACCTCGGCCTGACGATTGCCGAGTTCGACCAGGGAGACTAACGATGGAATTGGCGCCTATCTTACTGGGCTACCCAGGATCCCACGGCTGGCCACCGGACACGATCATGGAGTGGAAGGAGTTCCTCGTGTTTACGCTGCAGCCGCTGTCTGAAAGGAACCGGGATATCTTCCTCCAGACGGCTGCCGGCGCAACACTCAGTGAGCTGTCAGAGCTGCATGGCGTGTCGAGGACCAGGGTTCGGCAGATTCAAAACAGATGCCGCGACCATGTTAGGCGCCGAGTGATTCAATACAAGGCCAAGCATGGCTATAAGAACCCGTAGAGAGAGGAGATCGGCATGAATATGAATGAAGAAAGCGCTGTGAGGTGGGATTACGCTGGTACGGCCTCGGCCGCCAGAAGGCTGCACGGCTGGCTGCATGAAAACGCATTCCTGCTGGTAGACGAGGACGACGGGGTGTTGGATATAGACCGCGTCATGGAGATCGTCCAGAGGTTCTACGGTGGGATAGGGCGGGTCACGATGGGGGCTCCTGATCTTTCCGGCCTTAGCTGGTTTGCGTCCCCGGGGGAACAGAGCGAAACCGAAGAGCGCCTGGATCGCATTGAGGCGATGGTCAGCGACCTCGACATATACTGCAGGGCGCTACGATCCAGGATTGACGAGCATGGCCGTGAGGTAGCTGCCTTCCAGATTGTCATCGACAAGCACCGGAGGTTTATGGATTCCATGATCGAGAGGGGGAATAAGCCATGACTGCAAAGGAAATCATGAAGAGCAAGATCGTCATCCGGAAGGCCAGCCTGCTCAAGCCTGGCGACTTTATTCATCCGACGCTGGTGGCGCCTGGTGGCCTCATCGTTGAGATCAGACCGCGGCCCATGGCTATAACGCCCGAGCTCGAGATCCACCTCGAGGGGCGCGTCACGCCGATCCTGTGCGACAGTATCGACAACTTCAACATCACGCCGGCATACAGGGAGGTGTTTGTTGCAGAATAGAGCCGTTGACACGCTATCGGCAGAGGAGCTGGGCGGAAAAACAAAGCGCAGCAAGCGGTACACCAAGGAGGAGTCCGACTACATACGTGAGCATTATTACAAGACGCCGGTCAACAAGATCGCCATGCGCCTTGGCAAGTCGCCGATGTCTATCAAGTGCCGGGCATCCAAGATGGGCATCACCAGGCATCGAGGGTGGAACTCCAGGGGAGACGTTAAGCTCACCGTCGACAGTGGGGTATATCGGGAGCCCACTGAGCCCCTGCACCTCGAGGAGGCCCTGGACCTGATCGAGAAGAAGTATTCTTTTGCGACGAGAGAGGAGATCGAGGAGTATGAGAAACTGGCTGAAGTACGTTTTCGCAGAGCAACCCGTTCACTCAACCTGGATGCTCAACCGGCTGCCAGATCGAGAGAATGAGGAGATGTCGCATCTGACCTTTGCGGCTTATGGCACCAGGGAAGAGATGGCTGCCCTTGAGGAGAGGATCAAGCACATCATCGCGGGAGGTTGCCATGTGGAAGAAAATACTTGAGATGATCATGATCGACGACCTGGCGTTGCTACTGCTCGCAGCCGCGGCGGTGGCATTCGCCTGGCTGTCAACACCATAGCGCCCCACGGGGCTGGGAGGTGTGATGTGCAAGGAAATCAGAGAATGGAAGAAATTATGCGCGAAATTAAGGAACACTTAAAACCAGTGGTTTACCACGGAGCGCTTGAGAATGTTCATCACTACAATCGTGTGTGGGAAAAGATTGACCGATGGTATAAAAAGTGGTCTGGAAAGGAAGAATAGCGCCCTCGCCCCCCTCGGTTTGGGGATTGGATAGTGTTACGCTCCCACCGGGGATTGGCCCCGGGTAACAGCTGGGGGGTGGCGAGGGTTCTCAACCAACCAAGGAGAGGATCGATGCCGAAACAAACAAAGACCGAGAGGTTCCTGTCAGAAGTCAACGAGCTTGTCGAGGAGGTCTATTCTGAATGGGAGGATGACGTCATCGCGGCCGCCCTGCCAAAGCTCGAGCATAAAATATCTGAAGACTATAAGCTCGGCGCCATCGAGGTCAGGTTTGAACGCATTAATTCGCAGCTGCGTTTCCTCGAGGGGAGGCTGCTGGATTTGACAGCCAAAAGAGATCTGCAGGGGATGGAGGTCGTAGATGCCAGAGACTGAGCACGAGCTGCAAAAGAGGATCATCACCTGGGCTCGAGCGATGGAGCCACAGCATCACGAGTTGGAACGCCTCCACATGGTCAATAACGAGGCGCTGGTGAGTTATGTGCCCAAAGGCAGGCGGATGGCATTCCGGCGCCACCTGATCGCCATGGGGCTCGTTTCCGGCGTCTCTGATCTCTTCTTGCCGGCGATACGATGCGTTGACGGTGGCGTTCGCGGCGGCCTTTACCTCGAGCTTAAAAGGCCGGGCACAAAGTCTATTCGCAAGGCCCTCACCGAGCACCAGGCTTTATGGCTGGCCGATCTCGCTGGTGACTATATGTGCTACGCCGTCAGCTCCTTTAACGGCGCCACCAAATGCATCCTTCACTATCTTGAACAGCCACATCCAAACGGGAGGAGTTAAGTATGAGCTCAATCGTATTTGTGAGCCCCACGGGGCACTGGCATCCAAGGCCGAATGACGCGTATGGGTCCGGCAGCTATGGTGCCAGCAGGAAGCGGTTCAGGGACGGCCGTACCATCAGGGAATCCCATCCGGGCCTCGATCTGTTTATCGAGCCGGGGGATACCGTCTTGTCGCCAGTCGTCGGGCAGATCTTCAGGCACATCAGGTGCTATAGCTCTGGTATCGGGGCTGAACACTACACAGGCATATCGATCGATGCCTCCTGGTGCCGCATCGAACTTCTCTACGTCGGGTTTAATCCTGATGCGTTGACGGTTGGCACATACGTCGAGGCCGGCGAGATCATTGGCCGGGCCCAAGACCTGAGGACCAGGTATCCAGCGCGTGATGGCAATGAGCCTATAACGCCTCACATCCATCTTGAATTTGTTCGCATCGATCCTGCGGCCGTATGGGCAGCCATGGGGATAATCCAGCGAGTGCGAACGCTTTCAGAGTCGGTGCGCAACCTATGAGAGAGGGGCTCGAGCTGGCAGGGTTCGATGTCCTGCCAGAATTTAGTCACCGCCTCAATGACTGCCTCTTCTTGGCCCATGAGAAGCCGCAGCATGAGACGCAGCACCAAAAGGGCACCAAGTCCAGGGAAGACGTTGGGCGGTTGATGTTCTTCGCCAGGTTCAAGCTGGGGAGAGACTACCGTGAAGACGGCTCGGAGGTACGGCTCCTGAGGGCCTGGTGCGATCACTTCAGATATCACCGGCTGCCGTACATGACGGTGCGAACGACGCCCAAGGAGGTCTGGATCCTCAAGGAGCGACGCGTAGGGGAGGAGGTCAAGGAGAGATGAACGACAAGCTGTATGACCCGCTGGGGATCCTGGCCGGCGCTAAAAACATGGACGAGGCAAAGGAGACGGTCTTCACAGACCCGGTACTGCGGGAGACATATCGCAAGGTGAACCTGGCGATTAATGCCTACGATGAGCACTTCAAGGGCTTCAAGGCCAAGGGGCTGACCAACCGCAACGCATCGAGGTCGGCAGCCAAGCGCATGGGCCTGACGATGAAGAAGGTCCGCATGCTCAGGGAGAACCGCGACAAGATCAATAAACTGCTTGGAATCAGAGAGGGGTCTGATGATACATCAGGATAAGCTCAAGAACTACGACCAGCTGCGGCCGAGGATATGCACGGGGTCGATCGTGCTTTTTTCGGGAGACGGGCCTGTCAGCAACCTGATCAAGATGGGACAGGGGATGGCCGGTCACTCCCACGACACGTCGATGTGGACGCATGTTGGGATAACCTACAGGGATCCGATCACGCAGACCTTGCTCCTCCTGGAGTCGACAACGCTCTCCGAGGGAGACGACATCATGACCGGCACCAAGCGCTCCGGCGTTCAGCTGGTGAGCATGTCGACCCGGGTTGCCCAGTACAATGGCCACGTTGCTGTCCGGATCCCGGCGGCCCCTCCGAGTGGCGCCCAGGTCCTGGCCATGGCAGACCGTATGATACAGCTCAAGGGCCTGCCATACGAGCGAAGCAAGCTGGACCTGGTGGCCGCGGTGTTCGATCGATTCAACGAGGGCGACGACCTGGAAGACCTGTCGAGCCTATTCTGCTCCGAGCTGGTGGCGGAGATCCTGCAGGCCATGGGGTGGATCCTCGAGTACCATTCAGACACGGCGCCGTCCAAGCGCTTTTCATTCTTTTGGCCACCGGTAGCATGGCGCCATCCAGACGTGCGACCCAGCGATGAGTGGGTGCCGGCGGACTTCGCGAGCAGTGGGCTCGTGCTCATCGGGAACACATTGTCAATGCCGATACATCTACTGTGAGGAGGAACATTATGCCAGACGAGAACGAAACGCGACGACTCGAAGCATCGTACCAGGAAGAGCTCGACAAGGAGGTGGGCGAAGTTATGACGGCCACCGAGGAGCCGCTGGTCGACTTCGAGAAGGCCATGGGTGATGCCGCGAGCTCCATGTCTGAGGCGTTCAAGGGCGAGCCCATCGAACACACCCAGGATGTGCCGGGAGTCATCAGCCAGTCGGAGGCTGACATCCGCAACTGGTTCACCTATCACCGGCCAAAGGGCGACCAGGCCGAGCGGTATGGCCGCGTCCGGGAAGCCGGCAAGGCGATGGCCCTGGTCATCCTGGATGAGTGCCCACCGTCGGCAGAGCGGACAGTCGCCATACGCAAGATCCGCGAGGCGACGTTCATGGCCAACGCGGCGATCGCTTGCAACGAGTAGGCCAATTCACCCTGTAAAACTCTAAGCCTATAGGCTAAGCTCCTGAGCATCCCCAAAAGGAGCTTAGCCCCGTGGGCACAAACATATCAAACCCGCTCGTCGTTTTAAACGACCAGCCCAAGCGGCTTCCCACAGACCCACTGTCTGATCGGGAGGCCGTTTTTGTAGCCGAATACAACGGCCCTGGCACCGGCGTCAAAGCGTATCAAGCCGCGTATCCAGGCACCACCGTCAACTCCGCGCAAGCCGGAGCCTCCCGCCTTCTTTCCTACGCAAACGTGAGAGCTCACGTCTCCGCCCAGCTGGAGCGCAAACTGTGGCAGGCCGAGATCACCGCCGATCGCATTATGCGCGAGGAGGCCGCGATCGCGTTTTCATCCGCTGCCAACCTCATGGATGCCCTTGGCATCATCCCGCCAAACGAACTGCCAGAGAAGGTGGCACGGGCCGTCAAATCCTTCAAGTGCACCAGGAAGAAGCGGTACGACAACGAGGGCAACATGGTCGAGGATACGACCGAGTGGGTCTACGCCTTTTGGGACAAGGGCCAGGCCCTGAGACGCCTCGAGGAGATCCTCAAGATGGTGGCCGGCGCCGATGAAGGCGTCCGGGACGGTCTTGAGTCGATCGCCGTGGCGCTGAACAAGGCCCTGGACCAGAAGTACCGCAAGGCAATCACCGGAGGCTCCGATGCTTGAGGCAAGAGATCCAGCTGCAGCCCTCATCGAGGCCACCGCTCAATTTGTGGACGATCCCCTGGGCTTCACCCTGTTCGACTATCCCTGGGGCGAGGGGCAGCTGGCCCACCATGAAGGGCCCGACGTCTGGCAGGCCAACGCGCTACGGCAGCTGGGCGAGCTCACCAAGACGGTCGGCATCGAGAAGGCCGTCCAGATGGCGATCGGATCCGGCCACGGCATCGGCAAGTCCGCCTGGATGAACTGGGTGGCCAACTGGGCCGTCAAGACCAGGCCCAACCTCAACGGCGTTATGACCGCCAACACCAAGGAGCAGCTAACCGGTAAGACCTGGCGCGAGTGCGGCAAGTGGAACAGTCTCAGCCGGACCAGGGATTGGATGCTTTACACGGCCACCAGGTTCGCCTGCGTAGCGAGCCCCAAGACCTGGGGCGTCTCCGCGGTGCCCTGGTCATCAAACAATCCGGAGGCCTTCGCCGGTACGCATGAAGAGGGCCCTGGGGGCCGCGTCCTGATGCTCTTCGACGAGAGCTCCAACATCGAGGACATCATTTGGGAGACGGCCGACGGCGCCATGACCACGATCGGTGCGATGTGGATCGCCTGCGGCAACCGGACCAGGAACACCGGCCGCTTCTCTCAGTGCTTTAAGCGGTTCAGGCACCGCTGGTACACGATGGAGATCGACAGCCGGACGGCCAAGATGGCCAACAAGAAGCAGCTGCAGGAGTGGGTCGAGGACTACGGCGAGGACTCTGACTTTGTGCGCGTTCGCGTCAGGGGCATGGAGCCCCGGGCCGGCTACATGCAGTTTATATCCGAGGCCATGGTCGAGAGTCGCATGGGCAAGGACGTCCAGCGCTCCGCCTACTATCATATGCCGAAGATCCTGGGCGTCGATGTCGCCAGGCAGGGCGATGACCAGAGCGTTATCTGTAAGCGTCAGGGCTATGCGATGTTCCCGCAGATCAAGCTCCGGATCCCCGACAACATGGTCGTGGCCGGCCGGGTCAACGAGGTCATTCACGATTGGGATCCGGACGTCGTCTTCGTCGACCAAGGCGCCGGCGTTGGCGTGATCGATCGCCTCCGGCAGCTGGGGCACGGTGACCTGGTCGTCGAGGTGCCGTTCGGGTCCGCAGCTGACGATCCGACGCACTGGTTCAACAAGCGCACCGAGATGTGGGGCCGCATGCGTTCTTGGATCAAGGAGGGCGGCTGCCTTCCTGACGATCCCGAGATGCGCGACGATCTCACCGCTCCGGAATACGGTTTCGCAGGTGGAGGAGAGGCCAGCGCCATACAGCTCGAGAAGAAGCAGGACACAAAGAAGCGAGGCTTCCCTTCTCCCGACTGCGCGGACGCCCTGGCCCTTACCTTTGCCTATCCAGTCATAAGCAGAAGAGAGGCTTCTCGGGCCGGCCTGGCGCCCCGCGGCCATGTCGCCGGCAACCCGCAATGGAGCCGCATGCAAAATCAATACGGTGTAGGATATGACCAGGCACCGCCGGATCCGCTCTCGGATAGCCGGCCGGATGCGCTGGGAGGGAGGTACTGATGATCAGATTTAAGGTAAACCCACTGTGGTGCTCGATGGGGCTCGGTGGCGGAGATGTCGGCGAACACGGCAGCGACAATGACCCAGGAGGCTCTTCCAGCAGCGGTGGCGGTGGTGGTGGAGGGGGCGCATACTCTGGCGCCAACCCTGACAGCACGGCCTATGGCGGCGTCGGCACCCCTTCCGAAAGGGCGAGCATCGATGCCCTGGGTGGTGACCAGCATTCAGGTGATGGGGGGTCCAGATCTTCCGGCGCCAACCTCTCCGACATCACCAAGGCCATGCTTCAATCGCCAACCGCCCAGCAATACAACGCCTACTATGCCAGCCAGCTCCCGTCGTGGGATACGATGGACGACCCCTGGGGCTCCTTCTCGAAGGACCTCGGGCATCTCGGAAGTTACTGGGGCGGAACCGTCAAGAACGCCATTAGCCAGGCTATCAGCAACGTCCTGGGCGTTCCCGACAAGGTTGCCAGCGCATTCGGGTTCGGTCCGAAGGCGGACACGGTGGACACGGCATTCGGGCCGATGTCGAACGATATGGTGGCCGGCGCGCCGGCGGACCTGGGTAAGACCAACGTCGCCGAGCTGGCAGGCGCCCTGCAGAACCTGGGCACAACCCGGGCGATCACCTCTGACGAGGTCGGCCTGCTCTCCGGCATAATGGAAGACCAGGGCATGCTCGACCACATGACCAAGGCCGGCATGAACCTTTCCCAGGTGCCCGGCCAGATGGTTTCGATGGCCCTGGGGCCAGCGGTTGCTTTGGGCGCCATGAAGATGGGCATGGACCTCACCAACCCGGTGGTGCAAAAGGCGATCGGCATCGGCCCCGACTTCCTGGGGTCTACCCTGACCAACACTATCAACGCGCAGTCTCTCATCGAACGAGCAACCGGTACCGGCATCGCGGCCGGCAACGTGGCCACCAAGGCCAGCGAGATGAGCAACATGGCCGAGCACGAGGTCGGCCGGACTGGCAACGAACGCCAGCCTGGGCAGATGTCCGGCCTGGGCAAGTTCCAGCTGGCCGGGGCGGCACTCAACCGGGGATTCTCTCCGACCGCCGGCTCGAACAACCCGAGCGGCGGCAGCGTGAAGCCTCAAGAGCCGATAGGCCCCGACAATAAAGGCAACCGCGACGGCAAGCGCGCCGTGCCCATGGCAAAACGGCAGAGGGGCAGCCGCCTGGGCCTCTCCGACTACATGACCTTGACCAACAATCTCGGGGTCGGCGACGAGAGCGTCGAGCTCCGGAACCGCATGCTGGGAGGTGCGTAATGAGTCTATTCGGCATAGGCGGCGGACTGGTTGGCGCCGGCCTGGGGGCGTTTAACGACAACCCCTGGCAGGGCTGGGGAAACATGGGCAGCTGGCTCATGGAGGGCATGGGCGGAGCGCTCGCCGGTGGCCTGGCAGGCTTCGGCCTGGGTGAAGGCCTCAATGCAATGCTCAACGAGCCGGAGGCGCCCAAAGCACCTGCGCCACCTCCAAAAGCCCCGCTGCAAAAGACGCTCCTCGACTTCGAGGACCCTGCCAAAGCGCCAGAGGTAAAGGAGGCCGCCAGCCGGGCGAGGGCCGCCGTCGGTGCGATGCGAGGCAGGGGATCGACACTACTCACGGGGCCCAGCGGCTTGAAGTCCGATGAAGACAAGCCTGGCCTTCTCCGCAAAACACTAGGGGGTGCATGATGGCTGAAGCCGCACAAGTAATACCCTTCCGAGGGAACGGCCGGCTAAGATCGGAGAAGGTCCAGGATCTGCTCCGGCAGGCCTCCGGCATCATGGCCGAGATGACCAACGATGCCGCGACCTGGATCCCGCACTGGAAGGACATCTCCGACTATATGCTGCCCTGGCGTGGCATGTACATGACCGAGGGGGCGATGCCCAACATCGGGAGCAAGCGCCACGGGAACATCATCAATGGCACCGCTAAGCGCGCCCTGAGGACGCTGGCTGCCGGCATGCAGGGAGGCCTGGCCTCACCATCAAGGCCCTGGTTTAATCTCACCCTGCGCGACAAGGAGCTCGCCAAATACGGCCCCGTGAAAGAGTGGCTGCACGAGGTCCAGGACCGCATGTATACGGTGCTCAACGAGTCCAACTTCTACACCGAGATCCACGAGCTGTATGAGGAGTTGAGCGGTTTCGGCACCGGCTTCATGTATGTCCAGCCCAACGGTCGTATGGGGGTGCGCTTCAAGGCCTTCACGGTCGGATCCTACCTGCTGGCCTGCGATCAGTTCGGCATGCCCGACTCTGTTCTCCGGATGGAATGGCAGACAACGCGCCAGCTGGTGCAGCGCTTCGGCAAAGAGGCTCTCCCGGACGAGATCCAGATGAAGCTGAAGGGAGGCACCGAAACCAAGGCCAGGCTGGAGTATCATCGCATCAACCATTTGATCATGCCCAATGAGGACTTCACCGGCTTGACGCCGCTCAACACCGACATGCCATACACGAGCCTCTGGTGGATGGATGGCAAGACCGACCAGGCCCTCCGCTTCTCTGGATTTGACGGCTTTCCTGGGGCCGCTGCGCGGTGGAACACGACCGGGTCCCACACCTATGGGAACAGCCCCGGCATGGACGTCCTGGGTGACGTGAAGGAACTCCAGCGGCTGTGCATGGACATGTCGGTGGGCGTCAATAAGGGCGTCAACCCTGCGACCGTTGGCGCGATCGGCCACCAGCGTATGCTGCAGACCTTCGCCGGCGGTCAAAACGAGGCGCCCAACCCGCATGCTGCCCAGTTCGGCATGCGCAAGCTCTACGACATTCAGCTGGACCTGTCAGCGGCGGCCGCCCACAAGCAGGACCTGATCATGGAGATCCGCGAGGGGCTGTACAATGACCTCTTCCTCATGCTCGCCGATCGCAACCCGAAGACCGCCACCGAGGTCGCCGAGATGCACGAGGAGAAGTTGATGATGCTGGGGCCCGTCATCGAGCGTCAGTTCTTTGAGCTCCTGGACCCGGTCCTGCAGCGCGTCTACCTGGTGGCAGAACGCCAGGGAATGCTCCCGCCGATGCCGGATGAGCTTGACGGCTTGACGCTCGAGATCGAGTACAAAAGCCTCCTGGCCCAGGCGCAAAAGCTGGTTGGCGTGGATGCCATCCGCAGCTATGTCGGGTTCGCGGCCGAGCTGGCCACGACACAGATGAACCTCCAGCAGCCGCCAACGGCCTGGGATAGCGTCGATGAGGACGAGGTGATGAAGGCTTTCCACGACTCCATCGGGGCGCCGCCGAAGCTGCTCAGGACCATGGACAAGATCAAGAAGCTCCGGATGCAGCGCGCGCAGATGCAGCAGGCGCAGATGCAGGAACAGCAGCAAATGGCGCAGATGCAGAAGATGCAGGCCATGAGTCAAATGGATACCAGCGGCGGCAACGCCCTGGCAGACCTCAAAGACAAGATGGAGGCATAGATGTCGCACGTAGATCCACTGGCTGACCGAGAGGTCGATCTCTTTTCTAACGAGTATCTCATGAAGCCCAGGGCCGTCGAGGAGGCCATGAAGAAGCTGCGCGAGATGGGCGACGAGCAGGACTTCAGGCGCAAAATATCCGAGACGTTCTCGAGCAAAGCCGGCCTCGATGTGCTCGAGTGGCTTCTCGAATCACTACGGATACACGCAACCGCGTTCACGGGGAACGCATACACCAATTACAACTGCGCGTTGAAGGACTTCGCGGGTGAGCTGCACGACCTGGTCCTCCATGCGAACCCGATCCTGGCTTTCCGGTTAACCAAGCGCCGGTACATTCGATCGAGGAACGCGGACCTGGACGTCCAAGCGCGGTTGGAATCATTCATCCAAGAGGAGGAAACAAAGTGATTGTACCTAAAGCATTAGACGACATGACTTTCTTCGCACCAGACACGCTTCTCGGTGGACAAGCAGCCGACGCGGGGGCCAGCGGTGGCGATGCAGGAGGCGAAGGTGGAGATGCTGGCGGTGAAGGTGACGCCGGCGAAGGCGGGGCTGCAGGTGGCGAAGGCGGCTCTTCCGCTCCGGAGTGGCTCGGATCCCTCTCTGAGGACATCCGCGCAGATGAAAGCCTGGCGGCTTACGAGTCGCTGGATGACCTGGCAAAGTCGCACCTCGAGCTCAAGGGCAAGGTTCCCGTGATTCCCGAAAAAGCGGATGGCTACACGCCTCCGGATGGGGTCATGGACGAGCTCAAGGGCATGGAGGGCGTCGATGCGGATGGCGTCATCAAGGCCTGGCAGGAGAATGCCCACAAGTATGGCATGCGACCGGAGACGGCACAGAAGCTGCTCCAGGACGAGATTAAAAATGCCAAAGAAGCAAAGGGCAAACAGGAGGAAAGGCTGTCGAACCACATCAAGGAGAGCGTCCAGAAGACGACCGAAGCTCTGAAGCAGGAGTGGAAGGGCGACTTCCAGGCCAACCTCGATGCGGCCGACCAGGCGCTTTCCCGCATCTTCAGCCAGCCCGTCATCGATGCCATCAAGCTGTCCGGCATGGCTTTCAATAAGGACTTCATCCTGGATCTGCACAAGCTCTCGCCCCATGTAACCGAGGACATGATCGACAACCTCGGTGGCGCGAAGCAGGCGGCAGCTGAAGTGAAGAAGTCCATCGCCGATCGTATGTACAAATAACAGCCAAGGCCCAAGGAGGTCCTGGCAACCCCAAACGAAAGGAATGTGAATCATGGCAACACGAAACACGCTGGCCCTTAGCCTGGCAGATTGGGCGAAACGAGTTGACCCGAATGGCTCCACGGCAGCCGTCATCGAACTGATGAACGAAACCAACGAGCTCCTGGACGACATCGTCTGGGTCGAGGGCAATCTGCCCACCGGCCACCGCACCACCGTTCGCACCGGCCTGCCGACGCCTACCTGGCGCAAGCTGAATTATGGCGTCCAGCCCTCGAAATCCACGACCGCCCAGGTCGATGAGGCCCTTGGCATGCTGGAAGCCTATGCGCCCATTGACAAGTCCCTGGCGGACCTCAACGGCAACACCAAGGAGTTCCGGCTCTCTGAGGATCGCGCTCACATCGAGGCGATGAACCAGGAGTTCATGGATACCCTGTTCTACGGCGACAGCTCTACTGACCCCGAGCAGTTTATGGGTCTTGACGTTCGCTATCCGGATCTTTCCTCGCCGCACGTCATTGGCGCAGGCGGGGGCGGCGACGACGTCACCAGCATCTGGTTGCTGGTCTGGAGCTACAACACCATCCACGGCATCTTCCCGAAGGGCAGCAAGGCCGGCATGCTGGTTGAAGACAAAGGCCAGGTCCAGCTGTACGACGCGGCCGGCGGCAAGTACGAAGGCTATGAGACTCACTACAAGTGGGATTGTGGCATCGCGGTTCGCGACTGGCGCTATGCGGTTCGCATCGCCAACGTCGAGCTTGCCGGCACCGATGACAACTGGCTGGACAGCACCAACCCGACCGCCTGGAAGATGATCGAGGCGATCAACAAGATCCCGAATCTCAACATGGGCAAGCCCGTCTTCTACTGCAACCGCACCATGAAAACGCAGATGGACATCGCCGCTTATGAGAAGTGGGGTGGCTTTAAACTGGAAGAGATCTTTGGCCGCAGGGTCACCACCTTCCAGGGCATCCCGGTACGTCGTGTCGACGGCCTGCAGGCTGAGTCTGCGCTGACCTAAGCTCCAACGCCTGATGGCGTAGTATAAAGGCGAGGGGCCGGCCTACGGGCCCCACAATCGCAATTAATTCTCTCGAAAGGAGATTTTACCATGTACGTCGACCACAACAACGTTTACAGCGAGGACCAGGCAATCACAGCCGACGCGACGAGCACCAACGTCGTCAAGGTCGGGAACATCGGCGTTGGCCGTGGCGAGCCCATGAAGCTCGTGCTCCAGGTCACCGAGGCCTTCAATACGCTGACCAACCTCATCGTGTCCCTGCAGGCCGACTCGGTCGTCACCATGGACGACACGGTCCAGACCGTATTGTCCAAGACCATCCTTCTGGCGGACCTCACGCTGGGGGCCCAGTTCGTTCTCGGTGAGGCCGAGATCCTGAACCCCGAGACTGACATCTTCACCAACATGAAGTATGACGTCACGGGCTCCAACCCGACCACGGGCGAGCTCAACTGCTTCTGGACGAAGGATGTGCCCATCGTTAAGGCGCCCGAAGACTTTGGTCTGACCAGCGGCGTTCCGACATACTAAGCCCCTACCCATCGGTGGGGGGTTGTTCCTCCTCGATGCAGCCCTCCTGGGGATAGCCAGCCCTGGGAGGGCATACTTTCATTGAAAGGAGTACGACATGGCAGAGGAAGAGAAGGCACCAGAGGTCAAGCGGTATATATGTCGGAGACGACGCCACTGGATTCCGCCCAGCGGACCTGGTCGCTCGCGCCGGCGCTGGACGGTCGGCATGATCTACGAGGGCGTGGACACGCCGCCCAAGGAGTATTTTGACCTGATCAATGACGCCCAGGAGAAGGCCGACATGGAAGAGGCCGAGCTCCAGAAGTTCATGCAGCCGCAGACGTTGCTCGAGGAGCAGCTGCTTGCCATGGACAACAAGAAGCAGGTCGTCGGGTTTATCACGCAGCGGTTTCCTGATGAAGTCGAGAAACGCGGTATCAGCGAGAGCATGACGCGCTTCGAGCTCAACAAGGTCGCTTTTAAACTCCTGCGCAAGGAGTAGCCCTTTACTGAACACCAGCTGGGGCCTACGGGCCCCATAAGCAAGGAGGCTCAGATGAGACGCATTGTTTTGATCATGGCAGCTATTATGCTGCTTTTTTCTTTCACGGCTATGGCGGGAAGCATAACAGATGGAGCGGGGCCTCCGAGCGATGCGATCGGGGCTGATGGGGATTACTACCTCGACACGGTGACCCGGCTCATGTACGGGCCCAAGACCGGTGGCAGCTGGCCGGCCATCGATCGGCCTTATGAATACACCATCCAAACGCTGACCAATGTGCCGGTTGCCGACGTGGACAAGTTCATCGATGCCGAGGAGACGGTGGACGGCGCCCTGGCCGGCACCGACGCGAACCCGCTGTTTGCTCGCAACCTGGTCTATGCCATCACCGATGCCGACACGTCGATCGACGCCTTCACCCTGGTGATCGTCGGGACCGACCAGTTCGGCAACCCGATCAGCGACACGTTCACGTTTGCGGACGGGCTTACCGGGTCCACGACCCAGGCCTATATGACATTCACATCGGCAACGCTCAGCGACGTGAATGGCGCCACCGAAACCGACGACGTCATCGATATTGGAGAGGGCGTCCTCATCGCGCTTGGACAGGACCTGGGTGACAACGGGGCCGATACCGGCGTCTATCGGTTTGTCGTGGGAACCACCATCACAACGATCCCAGCGATCGATACTGACGCCAACACCATCGACCTGACGGACAGTGCCCCCGATGGTTCCAAGGACTACACGATCTACATGAAGGCCCTGCGGTAGGACCGACAGGGTGCATAGGGAGAAACCAATGAAATACGCATCAATCCTATTCCTGGCGATCTTTTGCCTGCTCTTTACTTTCCCGGCGGTCGCCCAGGACGCCATCGACAAGGTCATCGATGTCCGCTGGCAGACCGAGGGCGCCGAGCCCGATGTCGCATCCTACCAGCTCTATGCCGGCGACTCAGACACGACCCTGGTCGCGTTCGGCGAGCCCATCCCCTACAACCCAAATGAGCCGGATGCTGCCGAGCAGCTGACCGCTGACTACACGATGACGGTTCCCGCCGGCGAGGTGGTGACCAAGTGGTTCTCTGTAACCGCGATCGACACATCCGGAAACGAGTCCGACCTGGCGACGCCCGTATCGGTAATGGTCGACAACCAGCCACCGGCAGCGCCTCAGGGCCTATCGGTCACGATCAGGCTTATCGTTCAGTAAGGGGGCTCCTTGGAGGCTGAAATAATAGCACAACCAATAATGCTGGACTTCAGGGCCCTGATCACCATATGGGGGCTGCTCACGTTCATGTTCACCGTGGGCGGCGTCTATGCCACAATCAGGTTCGGCCTGAAGACGCTGACCGAGAAGCAAGCCGAGCTGGCGGCGCGCATTGATGGCGTCGATGTTCGGCATAAGTCCTACGAGGTCGCTACAGAGGCCCGTGCTGAGAAGATCCGCATCGAGGCGGCCAAGCACCAGGAGGACGATCGCCGGTACCTGGAGAGCGCCCTCAAGAGCGTTGAGACGACGATATCACAGCGGCTTGACGGGCAGGAGCAGTTTTTCCGCCAGGTGCTTTTCCGCGATGACGGCATAACCAACTATCTGCCTCGAGGCGAATGCGAACAGTGCCGGATATCATGCCAGACCAGGCTCGACAACCGGCTTGAGTCGATACAGAAGGCCATCGTGGAAGCGGACGCTAAGCGCGAGAAGTCGAAGGACGAGATCACAAAGATGTTTACAACCCTTGTGAGCGACCTGGCGAAACTATCCGGAAGCGTAAACGAACACCACAAAAGGAGGTCTGGCGATGAGCAAGGCTGACATCACAAAGGCACAGCGGATCCTGGCCACGATCATCTCATACGCGAAGCAACCCAGCACCTACAGGGGGCTGGTCTACATGCTCGGGGCGTTCGGCGTCTCATTCAACCCGCAGTATTACGCCGGCATCCTGGCAGCCCTCCTGCTTGTCAACGGCCTGATCAACTTCTTCCGCAACGAGGATAAGCGCAAGACCATGACGCCCGACGAGATCGAGCAGGCCGGCCGGGCGATGCTCGCCAGCTATTATAAACTCAAGAGGAGACAGAAGGATGGATCAGACACAGCTCGCTAACCTGGCCCTGACGATGATGGGCCAGAAGCAGATTGGCATCATCACCGAGGACAAGCCAACGGCCATCCGGTGCAATAACCTGTGGGAACCCTCCTGGGAGGCCTTTTTGCAGTCTCACGACTGGAAATTCGCGAGGAAGCTGCAGGCCTTGGCCCTGGATGCATCCGAGCCGCCGATCGACTTTGAATACAGCTACACGCTGCCTGGCGACTGCCTGATGCCTCGGGCTCTCGTGGACTACAACAATCCCTTTACCCTGAGGGCCGGCAACACGCCGAAGACATTCGACATCGTGGGTGGCAAGCTGTGGACCGATGTCGAAAACGCCTACCTGCTCTACACGGCGAACATCACCGACCACAACTTGATGCCGCCGACGATCGCCATGGCATTCGCAAATTACTTTGCCATCCAGCTGTGCATCGGCATGACCGGGTCCAAGGCGGTGAGCAAGCTGCGCGACCAGCTAAGAGAGGACACGCCGCTCTTCATGGCCGAGGCGATCCGTATCAACGATATCTCCGGGTACAATCCAACGGTCGAAAGCGAGATGCCTCAGATGAACCCCTACCTCGCAGCGAGGTCCTAAGCCATGCAACTAATGCAGAAGAACTTCAACGCTGGAGAGCTGTCGCCAGAGCTTGATGCGCGCATCGATCTTGCGAAGTATGCCAGCGGGGCCAAGACCATGCTTAACGGCATTGTCCACCCCCATGGCGGCTTCACAGGCCGCAGCGGATCGGTATATGTCGCCACGGCGAAAAACCCCGCGGCTGCCGTCCGGCTGGTCCCGTTTGTGTTCTCGAAGGACCAGTCCTACATGATCGAGCTTGGGGAGACGTCCGGCGGAGAAGGCTATGCCAGGTTCTACATGGACGGCTGGCAGATCGAGAGCGGCGGCACACCCTATGAGCTTGTCAACGGCATCGGCGCCGTCGTTATTCCCTGGGAGGCTTCCCAGCTGGAGGAGATCCGCTTTTGCCAGAGTGCTGACATCTTGTTCATGACGCATCCGGACTGGGATGCCATCTACCGGCTATCCAGGACGGGGCATACAGCCTGGACGATCGACACGTTCCCCGTGGGGCCCCAGGTCGAACGACCGGAGGGCGTGGTTGTATCTGTGACCGGATCCACCGGCACCGAGTACCGCTACAAGATCACCGCCGTTGATGAGGATACCGACGAGGAGGGACTGCCAGCGCTCCAAGAGTACGACATTACAGGAATCACGCAGGCGAACCCAGGCGTCGTGTCGGCAGCCGGCCATGACTTCGAGAATGGCGACATCGTCGAGCTCGATGGCGTTACCGGTATGACCGAGGTCAACGGCGAGGAGTATACGGTTGCTGGCGTTGTCGCCGGCGTGAGCTTCACCATCGTGAACACGACGGGCTTCACCGCCTATGTCTCTGGCGGATCGGTCAGGCGGATCTACCTGGCCAGCGCGGCAGCCGCCCTTTCTAGCAGTAACTACGTCTCCTTGAGCTGGGACCCGGTCGATGGCGCTGGTCGCTATCTGGTCTATCGCGAATATGCCGGCACCTATGGCTACCTGGGGAGCTCTGATGCCCCGAGGTTCGCCGACAAGGGCTTGTTTGTGCCAAACACAGAGGAAACACCGCCGGGCTTCAGAGATCCATTTGAGGATGCTGGAGACGTGCCCAGCATCATCACCTTCCACAAGGAGCGATTCACCGCCCTGGCGCCGGACAACGGCCCTCAAAAGGTCTTCTTCAGCCAGGCTGCCAACTATTACAACTACAACAAGAGTTTTCCCCTGCGCGACGATGACGCGGCCACGTTTCAACTGCTCGCCAATGGCCAGGACCAGATCCTGTGGGCCGTCAGCCTGAAGAACCTGATCATGGGCACGGCTGCCGGCGAGTGGGCGCTGATCGCTGACAGCCAGGTCGGGATCTCTCCCATCACGGTGCCCAGGCTCGAGCCGCAGTCCTGGTGGGGATCCGAAGACGTGACGCCCTGCATCGTCGGCAACGTCATCCTATTTGTCCGCCGGCATGGGCGCCGGCTGCACGAGCTGGTGTTCGACTATGTCGACGACGGCTACAAGTCGGAAGACCTCCTGGTGATGAGCGAGCACCTGACATCCGCGGCTGCCAACACCTTGAAGGAGCTGGCCTTCGCCCAGGACCCGGACTCGATTGTATGGACCAGGCGCGGCGACGGGCTCCTCCTCGGGATGACCTATGTCAGGGCCCACGAGGTGGCCGGCTGGCATCGCCACGACTACGGCGGAGAGGTCGAGTCGATCGCGACGATCCCTGGCGACGGGTATGACCAGTTGTGGATGGTCGTCAAACGCTACATCGACGGGGCCTACACGCGCTACATCGAGCGCCTGGCGCCGACATTCAAGAGGGGTGACGTCGCCGAGGACGCCTTTTGCATCGATTGCGGGGCCACCTATTGGGCCGGCGTCGACATCACCGACATCTCTGTGGCGGTTGACGGCACGGTGACGGTGACGGCCTCCGGCCACGGCTTGTCTGACGATGACACAGTCAGGATCTCGCACCTTCCCATGAAGGAGTTCGAGACTGATACCGACCTCATTGGCGACGAGATCAATTACCTGTTCGATACGGTCGAGAACGTCGTCGGCGACAGCTTTGATCTGGTCAACACAGACGGCAGCGACTGGCCGGAATACGCCACGACCGACGGCGGCAAGGCTGCCAAGGCAATCACCACGATCACAGGCCTGAGCCACCTCGAGGGCGAGACGGTTCAGATCCTATCTGACGGCAGCCCGGCTGCCAGCCAGGTCGTGGACGGTGGCGAGATAACGCTCCAGGAACCCGGTGCCAAGGTGCATGTTGGCCTGGGCTACAATGTTGACCTGGAGACGATGCGGCCCAACCTCGAGAACGTGGAGGCCAATGGCCAGGGCTTCAGATATCGCATGGTGGATGTCGACGTCCGGCTCAGCAAGACGGTCGGGATCCAGATCGGGGCTGACTTTGGCAACATGTACGATGCGCAGTTCAGAACGCCGGCGGATCCGCCTATGCGGCCGATCGAGCCGGAGGACATGTCTGTGATTGAGGTGCTCGAGGATGAGTACCAGTCGGACGGCCGCGTTTGCATACGGCAGGCCCTGCCGCTGCCGATCTCAGTCATCGGCATCATTCCGCGATTGGAGGTAGTCGAATAATGGCTTTTGACTTTGGGCTGATTGGCCAGATGTTGACAATGGGTGCCGGCACGGCGATGGAGGGCTATGGGTTTTATAAGCAAGGCCAGCAAGCCAATGACGCCGGCGAATACAATTATCAGGTGGCGGAGAACAACGCCAAGGTGATCGACGAGGAGATCCGGATCGCCACCGCCAAGGCGCGCTTCGACAAGGGAGAGCTCGACCGGCAGACATCGATGCTCGAGGGCCGCCAGGTGGCCACCATGGCAGCCTCGGGCCTGGCCATGGAAGTCGGCACGTCCACGGCGGACGTCCTCGAGGACACGCATATGCAGGCCGCGATCGACAAGGGGCTGATCATGGCCGACCTGAAGATCAACAAGTGGCGCATGCGCGAGCAGCAAAGAAACATCAGGTCGGGCGGCAAGATGGATCGCTGGTACGCGGAGAACAAGGAGCAGGCCAGCTACATGGACGCGGCCGGCTCTCTTCTATCCGGCGGATCCAGGATGTATGACCGCTTTAAACGCAGCACACACGTAGGGGTGAAATAATGGGAGCGCTGACACAGACGGCCAGAAGGGTACAGGCACCAGGCGCACGGGGCGCGGTGCTCGATGGAACGAAGATGCCGCTCGAGGCCCCGAAGAACGCTGCGACCAGCAGGCTCGGCCGGACGCTGAGCCAGGCCGCCGAGCTGCAAAACACTCGTGCCATTCAGTTCCAGCAAGAGCAAAACGCGGTTGACGTGTCAAAGAAGATCGCGGAGCTCGACCAGATCAAGCGTGATCGCGTGGACCCACTCCTGCAACTTGAGGGCGACCAGGCCCTTACCAGGGAAGGGTTTGAGCGAGGCATCATCGATGAGGCCGACCAGATCTACGACGAGGCCTACGACGAGATAAAGAAGACGCTGAAGAACGATGACCAGATCGCTCGCTTCGAGGTTCGCTTTGATGGCCGGCGCACCGAGGGCTTGAACGCCGTGGTCGGCCATTACGCCAAGCAGCACCAGATCGTGAAGAAGACCGCCTTCGAGGCCATGCACAGCCAGGCTGTCACCGCGATCCGGACCAACGTGGGCGACACTGCATTTTTTGAAGACAAGCTCTCCCAGGTCAAAGACGACTACAACGAGCTGCACCCCGGCACTAACAACGGCGCGGTGCTGGACAAGATCGAGCAAGACATGCGCGTCGAGTACCTGAAGGAGCTCATGGTCGTGGCGCCCAAGCTGGTCGACATGCAGCTGGAGAAGTGGAAGGACCGGATCCCCGCATCGGTCGCCGATACGATCAAAAAATCTGCGCGCACCGAGGACGAGAAGCAAGAGAGCAACAAGCTGGCAGCCGGCGCCCTGCAGATGCAGGCCGTGACCGGTGACCCAAAGGAGGCCGTGGCCTGGATCCGGAAGCATGCCTCGACGCCCGAGATCGGCCAGAAAGCCAACGCCCTTTTCTCCGCCCAGGTATCCCTTGAGCGCCGGTTGCAGAAGGAAGCCGAGCAGGACTTCGCTGACAACAAGAACTCCGAGTTCATGGGCCTGTGGGTGAACGACCCGTCAAAGCTGACGCCCGACGTCATCTCCAACTCAGGCCTCAAGGCCGACCAACAGAGCTGGTGGCTCTCGAAGGTGGCCGCCGGTGACTCTCCGACGACCTCAAAGGCCCTTCTCGGGGAGTTATACGCCAGGGCATATGAAGCCCCAGGGTCTGACCCGATCACCTCGTTTGAGGACGTTGCGGCCTACACGATGCCGGATCCAGGCCGGCCCGGCAAAACGCTATCGATGAAGGACGCCATGGCCGTCTGGAAGCTGCACCTCTACAACCAGCGCCAGGAGCGCATGGGGATGGAGAAGACGGCCGAGCAGCTGTTCAAGTACGACCGGAGCAAGAGCACGGGGCAGGGCATCGCGCTCCTCAAGACCTTTGCGGACCAGCGCAAGGGCGGCCTGTCACCTGAGAACATCAACGAGACGACTGCCGCGCTGCAAACCTGGGTATCACAGAACCCGGAGGCCACCGGCGTCCAGATCATGGACAAAGCAAAGGAGCTCGGTGGCGACGCCATTCTTGACCGGCACTTCTGGGAAGAGTGGGGCGGAAAGCCGGACATTTATCCGAAGGACGTCCTGGGCGCTGACGTTGGGCGCCCTGGCAGCGAAATCCCCTATGGTGAGATCGTTAGCGGGTACGATCCCACGGTCGTCGAGAAGCTGGACCTCCTGGCGGAAGATCTTATCAGGCGGGAGCCGGCCGCGGCTGACGTCGACAGGGACCAGCTGCGCTACAGAATCTACGAAAAGGTGGGCGGACCAGAAGGTGTACTCAATTACAAGCTGGAGGAATAAATGCCACTGACACTCGACGAGCTGGGGATCAAGCGCAAAGATCCGAAGCCTGTGAACACCTCTGATCTCGACAAGAAGGCGCCCCTGACGATGAAATCGCTTTCCCTTAACCCGGATGGCGGCAACATCGATGAGACGCATAGCAAGGTATCGAGCATCAACCCTGACACGGCCGCCAAAAAGCTGACGATCAGCGACGTCACGGGCGTCCGGCCGTCAGCCCTCCAGGACGAGCGGGTCGACGAGCTGCACCAGCATGTCACAAAGCCGAAGCCATCCGACCTGATCAACCCCAGGGACACGCCGGCGATGGCCAGAGAGCTGTCCAAGGCCGAGAACATGATGCTGGCCCAGGATGATCTCGAGAACCTGTCTCTGACCGAGCGGTTCTGCCAGGGCTACAGGAAAACGGCGGACTACGGCTACCGGCGATTCATGGACACGACCAAGCGTTTCTGGAACGAGGCCGCCGGCATAGCGCGCATGACTGGCCAGTCCATGGTTCCCGAGACGTTGTTTCCAGAGGCCAGCAAGGCCGCCGGTAACCTGCTCGCCGCGGTGCCCAGTAAATTGGCCGAGATGTCGACGCCTGTCGAGAAGGTCCGGCGATACGGCATCGAGGTCGGGCAAACACCTACGGGCTGGAGCGTCAAGCCGGCCGTCAAGGACTTCGACGTCGAGGCGCCTGGCTGGCTCAACATGGTTGCCGGCGAGGTGATCGCGCTGCCGCTGATCCTGACCAACCTGGCGGCGCAGGGCATGAAGGGAAAGATCCCGCTGCCCTACGTCATGGCCGGCGAGAGCCTCTTCTCAACGTATGAGGAGACGGGTGGCGACAAGGGGCATACTCTCCTGGCCGGTGGCGAGGGCTACATGTTCGGATCTATCCTGCACGGGCTCCATATGGTTCCCAGCTGGATGGGCGTCAAATATCTGACAGGGCCCCTGAAACCGATACCGGCCAGGATCCTGGCTGGCGCCGGCGCGTTTGGGATCCCCACAGCAGCCGGTGGCGGCTCTCCTGATGAGATCATCGCCCAGTCCGTACTCGGGGCAGGGTTCTACTTTAAAGACGCAATGGTGTCCATTCCCGAGGTCATGGGCCGCAGCAAGCTGGCGCAGCGATCGCCGAAGCTGGCCGAGGATCTCCTGCGCAAGCAGCTCGAGAAGGCCGGCATGCAGAAGACCGCCTTCATCGACAGCGCCAAGATCATGGAGCTGGACGCCCATACCCGCAAGAATCTGCTCAAGGAGTTCGCGATCGAGGAGGGTGACTTCGCCGAGATGGTGCAGCTGGGCCAGCCGGTGGCGTTCGACTCCGCGAGCCTCCTGGCCAGGTTGCCGAAGGAGCAGCTGCGCGAGGCCTATGAGGTGCTCAAGGATCACGTCAAGGTCAGCGAGTATGAGGACGTCATCATCAACGCACAGAAGGCCGAGGTGGACGGCGCCCTGGAGGCCTTAGAACGCCAATATGACTATCTGTTCCAGAAGCCTATCGAGATGCCCCGCGAGCCCCTCGAGCAGCTACACGAGCAAATCGTGGCCTCTGGCAGGCCAAAACGGGAGGCTGACATAGCCGTTGCCCTGTATGAAGCCCATGCCAGGGCCATGGGTGCCCGATCGGGGATGTCGCCGGCCGAGTACATGGAGTGGCGAAACCTCGAGGTGCGCAAAGAGGAGTGGTCAGCCTTCAAGGAGCGCCTGGAGCAGAAGGGTGTTGACCCAAACAAGCAAACGTCGTATGATCCTAATTCCTTCCGAGCAGCCGCAACGCCCGAATCGACCGCAGCAGCATCAAGCGGCGAAAGGGGTCGAGTCGCCGGTCGGGAGGAAATCCTCTCTCAGACAGGCAAGCCCGATTCAGCTGCGGCAACAGCTGTCTCGGGTTTGTCGTTTAAGCCCGACGCTGTCCCTCCCCACCTGAAAGGCAAGGCCGATCTGGCCACCAGGATCGACACGACGACAGCACTGCCTGGTCGACCTGGGTTGCGTCGCGCCAACGGCGTCGTCAGTCGAGGCTTTGGCGAGGGCAAGCCTACCGAGATCCTCTACACAGCGCGTGACTATTCCCGATTTGGGTCCGAGGCCCACGATCCCGTTCACTGGGAGGCCATGAAGGACATCGTCATCGTCGACGAGCGCATGGGCACAGACCTCTGGTCGACATCGATCCCGAAGGACGCCAAGCTGGAGGGCCAGCCGCTGATCCAAATGTCGAAGGGCTGCCACCGCAACGGGGCCCTGCTTTCCGCTATTAACGACGGCATCATCCTGCCCGACGTGGCCAAGGACCTGGTGAGCTGCCATGGCTCCTGCTACAAAAACTACGACCAGGGCGCCAAGTCCGGAGGCAGCATCTTCAACAAGATCCTGACCAAGGCCAGGCGTGGAACGAACGCGGCCGAGATGGTGCAGCCCATGGCTGATTTCCTCTCCGAGGCGCTGGGCGTCAAGCTGAAGCCGGCGGACTTCAAGAAGCCGAAGAAGGGCTCCTATACGAAGAGGTTCGAGGCGGCCAGGAAGAAGTTCATGTCGCTGGGCGTCGATGAGAAGGCGGCCGTCTGGAACAAGCTGGCCGACACATTCCCCGACCTGTATGCCAAGTGGCAGCCCCAGGAGTCTCAGGGCGTTCGCGTCATGCATCCGGACGTCATCCGGAAGAAGATCGCGAAGATGACCAATAAAGAGTTCCTATCCCTGGTCAACTCCCCGAGCGCCTTCATTCGAGGCAACCAGCAAGGCGACTGGCTGATGGAGCTGCGCGGCCAGGACAAGAACGGCATCACCTCCTGGGAGGCTTACGCCGAGGCCATGCTCTCGAAATACGAGAAGGCCACCGGCAACCCCAGGTCGGAGTTCCCGATCAAGCTCTCCGCTGTGACGACCGGCTGGTACGCTGATGTCCCGATGGAGATCCTGCGCCGGATCGCTGACAAGTATGGCGATCACCTGGTCATCCAGGTCACGGGCCCGATCGACTTTCCCGGCCCCGAGGGCGCCCTCCGCCTGCAGGGCTTCAAGAAGCTGCACGACGCCGGCCTAAATCCGGTCATGCGCCTGATCACCGACGAGTTTATGGTCGGCGGGTCCAAGCTCAACGACCGCAAGACGGTCGAGATGACGATGGACTTTATCATCGACAACGGGATCCGGCCCGAGCAGATCCTGGAAACACCGCTGCACCTCGAGTCGCCCAAGCTGAAGACGACACGCATCAGCCCCAAAGACTCCGAGGGCGTCCGGAAGAAGAAGCTCAAGAGCGTTGCCGAGGGCCTCGATGAGTCCTGGCAGCTGCCGATCGAGGAGCGCGAGCTGCTGGCCAAGCGGGTGCTCGAGAGAAACGAGGTGTTTTTCCGCGAGGACAAGACCCTGCCCGAGGACATGCAGAAGGTGGGCCATACCGAGGTGGGCCTGACCTACGACACGCTGCGCAAGATGGGGATCCCTGCTGCCAAGCTGAAGGCCCTGCAGGAGCTGGGTTTCTATTATAAGTTCAACCGCAACGGCGCCAAGCAGGAAGGCGTCTTCAGTAACCGCTGCTGCACCACCGGAAAGTGCATCACCTGTGACAGCCAGTGTTCGGCCAAGTACATGGACGCCATCAAGGAGGGCCGGCAGCAGCATGCTGTCCAGATCCTGGAGCAGATGTCGCCATCAGATGCCTCCGCCACCCTGGTCAATGAGATGAATCAGCTCGGACAGATGCGGCTCAAGGGGCCGGAAACACTTTACCAGGTAAGCCGATCGGGCGAGACGCTGGTCAACGAGTTCATCGGGAAAAACCCTGCCTACCGCGACATCCGCTTCGATGGCGTATGGGACCCCTTCGCCGGCGTCGACATGGGCGGCAAGGAGATGCCCAAATACCTGCAGTTCACCGTCATCGATGGGCCCCAGTGGGTCAACGGCCAGAAGCGCGCCAGGCCCACGTTCAACGTGGAGATCAAAAAGGACTGGACGCCCGAAGAGGCCTACGAATCATTCCGGTCCAAGCTCCAGGAGTTCAAGGAACAGTGGGGCGACCACGAGACGCTCTTCCAGTCCCAGGCGCCGTGGTACTCTGTGATGGAGACGGTGCTTGAAAAGAAGCTGCCGAAGTCGTCCAGCGCCGAGAACATGCTCCAGCAGGTGCGCGCCTACCAGGGCAAGAACGAGTTCAAGGCCGAAGAGATGGAATGGAGTGACATCGAGGGCTACCTCGAGAGCCGCGCCGGCGAGAAGGTCACCAAGCAGGAGATCATGGAGCACGTTCGCCGCAACCAGGTCAAGCTGATCGAGACGGTCAAGGAAGACTCCGAGATGGTCGACAACATCCTCGACGTTGACGCCTGGAACCTGCGCACCAGGATGGGGCGGACGACGGGCTTCACCGAGACGTATGAACATCCCGAGCTGCCGGACGTCTTCATCGAGCGCGTTCACAACGACAAGTGGCGCATCATGCTGGACGACCAGATCGTGGACGACTCACCGCGCAGCCTCATCGAGGCCGTCGAGAAGATGCCGAGCACCGGCCTGATCGAGGAGATCACGGCCACGACCAGCAACACCAACCATCCCGAATGGCAGATGGAGGGGGGGCCCAAGAGCAACTATCGCGAGACGCTGATCCGGCTGGACAACAGGGGTCGGTCGGCCGCGCGCATGGCGGAGCTGTACAGAGAGCGCGAGGCAATATCCGACAAATATTTCGCTGCCGGCAAGGACATCGCCGGCGAAGACCTGGTTCGGTGGAACGAGATAGAGCGGGAGGTCGGAGAGCTCAGCAGGGGTAATAGGTCTTTTGTCAACCCGACCCACTTCACAGAGGAGAACATCCTGGTCCACATCCGCCACAACGACCGGATCGGGCCCAACGGCGAGCGGATCCTCTTCATCGAGGAGGTCCAGAGCGACTGGGCGCAGACGGGCCGCAAGAAAGGGTTTGTGAGCCGAGAGGAGGTGCTTCGCTACAAGGAGCTCGAGAAGATGGGCGCAGACGCATCGATGGCGGAGCGAGAGGAGCTCGCATCGCTCGCCGACAAGATGTTCCCAGGTGTACCGGACATGCCTTACAAGAAGACGCCAGCCTGGGCCGGCCTGGCCATGCGGAAGATGGTCCGCTACGCTGCCGAAAACGGTTACGACGCGATCGCATGGACGCCTGGCGAGGTGCAGAACGCACGGTACGATCTGAGCAAGCAGGTCGACTCGGTCAACGTCATGCACGTAAAGGACGATGTTGTGCGGCTGAGCGTTTTAACCAAGAGCCATGCGTCGCCGATCTCTCTCGACCGGATCGTGCCCGAGGCCGTTAGCCGGCACGGCGGCCTGTTCTATGATGTGCCCAAGGCAAAGCTCGAAGACGTCGTCGGCAAGGACATGGCCAAGAAAATCCTCGAGGGCGGCGACGGGAAGGAGTACATCGGCGAAGACCTCCAGGTCGGCGGCAAGGGCATGAAGGGCTTCTATGACGAGATCCTGCCCAGCATTATGAAGAAGACCTTCGGAAAGAAGAGCTGGGGGAAGCCGAAGGTTGAACTGAAAGGACTTCACCAGCGCATCGAAGAGGATATAATGAACGGCATCGAGGCCGAGGAGGGGGCCATAGACGTCTGGTCCATGCCCATCACCGGCGAGATGCGCGCCAAGGCCACCAGGGAGCCCATGCCGCTGTTCCAGAACGACGGCAAGCCATTGGGTGCCACAACCTTCGAGCGTCAAAAAACGGCCATCACGTTCTTCGAGAAGGCCAACAAGTCGACGATGCCTCACGAGCTGTTCCATGTTTTTATGGACGACATGCAGAAGCTGGCCTTCAGCGGCAAGGCGGATCCGCAGCTGAAGAAGGACTGGCAGACGACGCTCGACTTTCTGGGCGCCAAGTGGGGCGAGGAGCTGACGGTTGAGCAAAAGGAGAAGTTCGCAAAGGCAGGCGAGGTCTACCTTCGCGAGGGAAAGGCCCCGACGCCGGCGCTGACCAAGGCATTCGCCAGCCTGCGGAAGTGGCTGCTCAACATTTACCGCAGCATCCGGCCGCTGGACGTCAAGATCGATGACGATATGCGCCAGGTATTCGACCGGCTGCTGGCGACAGAGGAGGAGATCAGTGCAGCAAAAGACTTCATGGAACTCAAGGCCTACTGGCTCGAGGGCGAAGGCAAGCAGCTCATCGGAGAAAAGGCATGGTCTGACTACAAACAAGCGCTTGGCAAGGCCGGGGAAGCGGCCGACACGGCCATCCGGAAGAAGCGAATCATCGAGTATAATAAACTCCTCAAGGGCTGGAAGAAGGACGCGGAGAAGGCAGCCGCTGCAGATCCTGAGGCCAAGTTCATTGACGAGCTCCGAGGCGCCGGCGGCATCAACCGCAAAGCCTTCGAGATGGTCTTCGGCAAAAAGATCTCGAGTGCGATAGCCCGTGAGCATCCGAAGCTGTTCAGTAACAAGGCCGGTGAAACCGTCCAGGAGCTTGTTGATCGCTACGGCATGTCGGGACCGGATGAGATGCTGGGCATGCTGACGTCCGCCAGGAACCGCAAGCGGATCGCCCAGGAGCTGGTGATCGAGAAGAGCCGCGAATATGACAAGACCTTCCAGTCTGATGAGGCCGTGCTGACGCCTGAATACAGCGCTCTACTGGCCAAGGAGGCGGCTGCCCTCGAGGCCCAGGTAAAGGAGCGGGTCGGGAACCCGCTGACCGACAAGCAGATCGAGCGCCTGGTGCGCGGCCGAATGGGTCGCATGTCCCTTGAGGAGGTGGCCAAGGTATACATGACCGAGGGCGACTCGCTCAAGGCCACCATGCAGATGGCGGCGAAGGCCTCCAGGACCGCGTTCGCGGCCGGCGACTTCGAGGGGGCCCTGAAGGAGAAAAACCGGCAGCGCGCCATCATCGCCAAGATGCGCGAGCGCAAGAAGATCTCCGACGAGGTCAAAAAGCGACGGGCCAGGCTGAAACGCAACGCCAAAACGACCCAGCCGAAGAAGGGCAACAAAAAGAGCACGGTGAACTGGGAACACGCCGAGCAGGTACGGGCCCTTCTCTCCCGCTACGATGTGGGGATTAAGACGGGCGTCGTCCGGCCCGACAAGCTGCAAAGCCTGGAGGAGTTCATCCGCGAGAACGATGACGATACGGGCGCCATGGAAGTTATCCCTATGTGGCTGCGCAACGCATCGGACACGCGGAAGGTCACCAAGCTGACGCTGTCCGAGCTGCGTGACCTGGACAATGCGGTGCAGGTTCTGACGTACCTGGGCCGCAACGAGAACCGGCTACTGGACTCTATCCGCAAGGAGGAGGTCGGCGAGGCCATCGAGGAGATGAGCGCCAAGCTGGCAGCCCACAAGAAACAGCGCGGAGAGCCCCAGCACTTCAAGGCCATGGTCAAAGACGAGAAGACCGGCGAGCTCAAGGTTAAAATGGTTCCCTACACCAGGAGGGATAAGAGCCGCCTGCAAAGCGCCAGCGAGGCCTATGACACGGCCGGCCTGGTCAAGCCGGAGTTTATTTTCCGCGAGGCGGACCACTACGATCGTGGGCCCTTCTATGACTACCTCTTCCGGTGGGCAGCCGATGCCGAGGTCCGCGAGTATACGATGTGGGAGGATGTCGCCAGCCGGCTTGACAAGGCCTTCAGCAACGTGCCCATGAAGGAGCGCAAGGCCTGGGGCCGCAAGGAGCACTATGTGCCAAACCCGACAGGCGCCCTGGCGGAGCAGCTGCGCAAGCGGCCGTTCAGCCGGGAGGAGATCATCATGGTGGCGCTCAACTCTGGCAATGAGGGCAACCTCAAGGCGCTCAGAGAAGGGTACGGCTGGAACATGGAAAACGTCCGGTCGATCACCAACATGCTGACGCCCCAGGAGTGGCAGGTCGTTCGCGGAATATGGGACATATACGAGCACATCCGGCCGGAGCTCGAGAAGACGAACCGCAAGCTGACCGGAACCGAGATGGAGCTGGTCGATGGTGTTGATGTCGAAACGCCCTACGGTGTTGTCCAGGGCGGGTACTTCCCGCTGAAGTTCGACGAGGAGCTATCCTGGCGCGCCGGCGAGCAGCACCAGAAGGACATCGATGTCACGACCCAGCAAAACAAGTACCGGGTAGCTACGACGCAGAGCGGCATGACCAAGAGTCGCGTCGGCGGTGCGATGCCGCCCAGGCTGAAGATGGATGTCGCCTACGAGACGCTGATGGACAGCATCCACCATACGACCCACGGGGTGGGCGTCCGCGATGCCGGCCGGCTGATCCAGAATCCAGAGTTCAGGGCCACCTTCGAGCAGTACATGGGGGCTGAGAAATATGCCCAGCTGATGCCATGGCTGCAGCACATCGCCAACCCGCGGCCGCAATACAAGGACAAGTTCGAGTATTATCTGAACAAGGCCAGGATGAACTCGACCGTCGTGACGCTGGGGCTAAAGGCCACGACCGCCCTGAAGCAGGTCAGCGCCTACACGTTGACGGTGGATGCCGTCGGCCTCAAGCCGGCCATCGAGGCGGCCAGGATCTTCTATACGAAGCCGCGAGAGACGTCCGCGTGGATCTACGAGAAAAGCCCGTACATGCGCAGCCGGGTCAAGAGCTGGGACCGGGAGGTGGCCGACATGATGCGCCAGTGGGATCCCAGCGCCTGGAAGTTCAAGGTCGGCGACAAATACGTCGGCAAGGCCGAGCTCAATGACTTGTTCTTCTCCTGGATAACCGCCATGGATCGAGCGGTGGCGATGCCCACCTGGGTGGCAGGATACCGCGAGGGCATGAAGAAGTACAAGGGTGACGAGAAGATGGCCATCGATCACGCGGACATGACCGTGCGAACAACACAGGCCTCCGCGTCGCTGAAGGACCTGTGCGGCTGGCAGCGCGGTGGGCCGGCAAAAAAGATCCTGGTTCCCTTCTACACGGCGGCATCGGTTACGCTCAACCGGATGATGGAAACCAAGAACAAGTATCGCGACGGGAAAATAACCGCCGGCGAGGCGATGATGGGCTTCTTTTGGGTTCTCGCCGCACAGAGCATGATCGAGACGTGGGCCGGCAAGCCTGGGATCCCCGACAAGGATACCAAGGCAAAGGACGTGGCCAAAGAGGCGACGCACGGGATCCTTGACATGTTTGTGGGATCATTCCCGATCGCTCGTGACGTCGGCAGGATGGCCTTGGACAAGGCCTTCACTGGTCGGTACTGGGGCTATGACGGGCCACCGGCTGCCGGCATCATTCAGGCACCGGGCGAGCTCGGGGTGGAGCTGTTTGACGCGGCCGCGGCGGCCGTTGGTCCGGAGCGGATGACAGACAAGGACTATCGGCAGCTGCGGAAGAAGACCATCGAAACGGGCGGCTACATGTTCGGCTTGCCAGCCAACGCAACCAACCAGGCGATCGATGGCGCCATGGCCCTGACCAAGGGCGAAACCAAGAACCCATTTGTACTTTTCTATCGACAACGCAAAGAATAGAGGAGAAGAGAGATGACTGTCGAACAGACAACGATCACGCCCGACCTGTACACCGGCAACGGGGTAACGCTGGAGTTTCCTGTGACCTTCCAGTTCCAGAGCTCTTCGCACCTGGTCGTGACCAGGATCACGATCGCGACTGGCGCGACCGAGGAGCTTGTCCTGGACACTGACTTCAGCATGAACACAGACGGCGATGCGATCGTGTTCGCGGTGGCGCCAACCTCCGACTATAAGATCCACATCGATCGAGACACGACGATCGACCAGAAGCTGCGGCTGCCGACGCTGCATGGTGTTAGCCCTGAGCTGTATACCAACGCCTGGGACAAGCAATGCCTGATCAACCAGGAGCAGGCCAGGCAGCTGCTCTTGGCCGTGACGCTGCCCAGGACTACAGAGCTTTCCGGCATCAACCTGCCGGAGCCTGCTGCCCTCGAGGTCATCCGATGGAACACCGACGGCGATGGCCTGGAGAACGTCGCCGTCTCCTCGATCGGGGCCCTGATCATCTCCGCCCTACTCACCACTGCGGTGGCGGAGACGACCGCTGCCGGCTTCTATGAAAAGCTGGGCATAGCGACCGCGATCGGCACGGCGCTGGCCGGAGGTGCTGGCGAGGAGATCCTCGAGGCCTTGGTCGGGTTGTCGCCGGCGGCCAATAAGCTGCCGTACTTCACCGCATCGGATGCGATCGGCCTGGCGGACATCACCGCTTTTGCGCGCACCATCCTGGACGATGCCAACGCAGCTGCGGTGCTGGCCACCATCGGGCTGACAGATGCGGCCCTGACCGACACGGCCCAGGGGTGGACGGGCCCACAGAACTATGACGCCACGGCGAAGTCCGGATCCTCCGGCACCGTGACGATTGACTTGGCCACCGAGCCATCAGTCGTACTCACCTTAACTGGAGACATCACCCTGGCCGTGAGCAATATGGTGCATGGCAGGGGCTGCGAGTTGAAGGTGATTCAGGATGGTACGGGTGGCCGCACGATGGGCCTGGATACTGACATCGATGCCGCCGGTTATGATGTGAACCTGAACAGTACGGCCAGCGCGGTAACGCTCTTCTGGCTTTGGACCGATGGAACGAAGACTTTCATCCGGAAACTGTGGGAGGATGACTAATGAGAAACCTCGCGCACAGAATGCTTCCGGCTTCCGAGCCGTTCTACCCCTTCCCGATTGACTATGCTGCGAAGTTCGACGGTGCCAGCAAGCTGAGTCGAAGTAGAGCACTTACGACCTCAACGACCGCAGACGACCGCAAGAAGCAGACCGTAAATGTCTCCGTCAAGAGGGCTAAACTCGGTGCGTACCAAGGGATAATCGCATCTTACTATGGTGGTAGCGACTACTGCTGGCTCTACTTTGAGACTAACGACACTCTGGCTGTAGTATCCTATGCAGGCGGTGGTCTTATAGCGAATATTGCGACCACTGCGGTATATCGGGATGTGTCACAGCATTATAACATCCACTTGGAGTTGGACGCAACACAAGCCACAGCGTCAGACCGCGTTAAGTTGTGGGTTAATGGTGCGCCGGTTGCACTGACAGGGACTTTCCCGCCTCTCAATTCCGTGGACATGAACACAATATTTCAGGGATTCGATTGGAATATCGGACACTACAACTCATCGTATTATACCGATGGATACATCACAAACCTCATTTCCTTAGATGGTTTGGTCGAGCCGGTAACATCCTTCGGTGAGTTCAAATATAACACTTGGGTTCCCAAACGCTATACCGGCAGCTACGGCACCAACGGGTTCCACCTGGACTTCAGCAACGCCTCAGACCTTGGCGAAGACTCCAGCGGAAATGGCAACGACTTCACGAACAGTGGGGTTGAGCAGACCACCGACACCCCGACGAATAACTTCCCGACGTTCGATCCACTTAGCGCCTCAGACATGGCTGTGTCGGAAGCTGGCCTTCGGGCCACATCTGAGGGTGGTACGGTAAATTGGGAAAGCCGTTACTCCACATCACCAATTCCAAGTTCCGGCAACTGGCAAGCGGAGTTCAAAGCGGAGAGTTACGCATCTGCGACCTACCTATATGTAGGCTTAGGTGAAGAAACACAGGACTTGCATCAGATGTTTTGTGATTCCATAGGGATTGGGTATCGGCCAGATGGTAAAGTCTTACAAGATGGTAGTTATGCCTCACCCGACAGTGCTGCATGGACAACCGGTGACATAATCGGGGCGGTAGTCAACTCCAATGACCTTGAAGTGTCTTTCTACAAAAATGGTGTACTGCAAAATACTTACAGCTTATCAGGACTACATCCGCTGTGGTTTGCCGTGACTGGCTTCACGTCAGGGGAAAGCGTCAGTGCCAACTTCGGAGCAGAAGGTTTCGACTACCCCATAACCGGCGCACTTCCCATCTGCACCGCCAACTGGCCTGCATCTGAAACGCCGGTCATCGACAGTGAGCAGGGGTTGTGGGTTACCGAGTACACAGGAACAGGAGCAGCCCAAGATATCACAGGTGCAGCTTTTGATGTTTCCAGCAAGGGTATGACATGGCTAAAGAGCCGTGTGGCGGCTTATGCGCATCAACTGTTCGACCCGGTTCGTGGGGCGGGAAATGCGATATTCACAAATTTAACCAGTGCTGAGGCACCAGATGCTACGAGCCTAACAGCGTTCTTAACAAATGGGTTTTCACTTGGTACTAACGCCTACATCAATACAAACACAGCAGCCTTTATAGCATGGGTCTTCAACATGCTCCCGGCCTACGGCATGGACATCGTGACCTACACCGGGAATGGTGTTGCTGGTCGGACGGTGGCGCATAACCTTGGCGGTGTGCCTGAGTGGATGATTGTGAAGCGGCTTGACGCTACGTCGAACTGGGCTGTCGGTTGCGAGTATCAGTCGGCTGCTACACCGTGGGATAAGACGCTTCTTCTGGAAAGCACCGCAGCAGTCCAGACAAGTACCACAATGTGGAATCAGACCACGCCGGGTGCCACATCGTTTACGGTGGGTACTAACACCAACGTCAACGCCAACGGAGGCACCTACGTTGCCTACCTGTTCCGCTCCATCCCCAGCTTTCTCAAGGTCGGGTATTACATCGGCAACGGGAGTGTAGACGGGCCGAGGATTTACACTGGGTTCAGGCCGAGGTATTTGCTTGGTAAGCGTGTGGACAACACATCGAACTGGCGAATTCTCGACTCCGCACGTAACCCCTACAATACTGTTGATGCCTTGCTGCAAGCCGATATCAGCAATGCTGAAGGCACCGAGGCCTACGACTTTCTATCCAATGGTTTTAAAGTCAGAAATACCAGCCTCAACGTGGATGGGGGCCGTTACATCTACCTCGCCATCGGTGACCCGTTCCCATTCGTAAACGCATTTTAACAAGGAGAAGACAATGGACTATCGAACACCTGAAGGCCACATCCTGCGCACCAGCCGGACCCGCATGATCACCGTGCAGCTTGAGGGCCACGATCGCCCTGGCGTGTTCCCGAGCACCATCCTCGACAAGAAGGCGCCCGAGGTGCTCGCGCAATATGGCTACCGGCGGGTGACCTACGGGCCCAGGCCGGATCGGACCTACTGGAAGGCCGTCGAGAGCTCGGACCTATCGACGCCAGGCATCGAGGTCATCACCTACACGGCGACGCCGAGGTACACCGCCGACCAGATCGCCACGGCCAT